ATTATGGGGCGTGATACTTAATAGAGGCGACCCACTAAAGTTCGCTATCGTCTACCATACGCTATATAAATAGTACTATACAACTTTGATAGAGGATATCATGTCAACATCAAACTTTTTATCACCAGTAGAGTTTAAGTTAGTAATCAATAGATTGCCTAACACGGAGTTCTATGTTCAACAGATCAATGTACCTGGCATCAACTCTGGTGCGGCAGAAAGGTCTACTCCGTTTAAGAACATCTATACACCTGGCGATAAGCTTATCTTTGATGACTTGAATGTCACTCTCGTTGCTGATGAAAACCTTGCATCATTCAGAGAGTGTTGGGATTGGTTACATGCAGTCACACGTGCTGAGGGATTTGAAGGATACGCAGGACTCAATGCTCCTGTCGTAGGCGGTGCAACTAGTGTCACTTCAGACGGTAAAGGCAGTATGTCAGATGCATCGTTGATCATTCTGGATAGTAACAAGAATAGTAACATACAGATATCATTCACAGACGTATTCCCAATTAGCATTGGACCAATACAGCTAAATACTAGTGATACAGATGTGACACCACCTACATTCGATGTGACATTTAAATATAGCGGCTATAGCATTACAGTTTAGAGTTGACTTTTTACTGAATATAGTGTAGACTAGTATAGTTGCACATGTACTTAATTATGGAGATATTATGAAGATAGATGAGATCATTAAAGAATGGGAAAAAGATGGACCAGTGGATACCATCAACATCTCTAGAGAATCCTCTGAGATACCAAAACTACACAACAAGTACTTCAAGTTCTATATGGGAGAAGGTTATCTCTTAAAGAAGATGAAGGCTGATTACAAAAAGCTACACAAGCTAAAGACTGAGTACTACAAAGGTGAACTTGACGTTACTGAACTCAAGCAGTATGGATGGGAACCACAACCTCTTAAAATTCTCAGACAAGACATTCCGTCTTACATAGATGCGGATGATGATATCATCGATGCGTCTCTTAAGATTGGAGCGCAAGAGCAAAAAGTAGAGTACCTCGAATCTATTATCAAGCAGATAAATAATCGTGGATTTCAAATCAAATCAATTATAGACTGGGAGCGGTTTAGAACAGGTGCTTAATGGATAATGTGAGTATTGAAAAGGTCGATGACGTTTACATAAGAGTAAATGCAGACCCAGGGATCAAGATGGAAATGAGCGAGTACTTCACATTCGAAGTGCCTGGCGCTAAGTTCATGCCCGCTGTTCGAAACAAAGTTTGGGACGGCAAGATACGGTTGTTGAACACAATGACTGGCATGATCTATGCTGGTTTGATTCCGTATGTACTCAAGTTTTGTAATACAAGAGAATATCACGTAACGATTGACAAAGGCTTAGTGCCTAACAATGTAGTGAATGATGATGCTGGTATGCAACTCGCAAAAGAATTCAAATCAACTTTTGTTCCACGTGACTATCAAAATGAAGCAGTTGTTCACGCATTAAGGAGCGAGAGAGCGTTACTATTATCGCCTACTGCTTCTGGTAAGTCGTTCATTATATACTTGTTAACACGCTTTCACATAGAATCCGCTAACAGAAAAGTGCTAATTGTTGTACCTACTACATCGCTAGTAGAACAAATGGCTTCAGACTTCATTGAATACAATAATGGCAATGAGTTATCGATTCATAAGATTCGTGGTGGTATTGATAAGAACGTTGACGCAGACATAACCATTACAACTTGGCAATCTGTATACAAGTTAAGAAAAGATTGGTTCGCTAAGTTTGACGTTGTAGTAGGAGATGAGGCGCACTTGTTTAAGGCTAAGTCGCTGACTAAAGTACTAGAAAAAATGCCTGAGTGTCAATATAGATATGGGTTTACTGGTACATTAGATGGTACCCAGACACATAAACTTGTATTAGAAGGACTCTTTGGCTCTGTTTACGAAGTTACAAAGACCAAGAAGTTGATTGAAGATAACACACTCGCAGACTTTGGTATCACTGCAATCGTTCTTCAATACCCTGATGAAATTAGGAAGCTAAATAAAAATAAGACGTATCAAGAAGAAATCGACTGGATAGTGAGTAATGAATCAAGAAACAAATACATCAAAAATCTCGCACACAGCCTCGAAGGAAACACACTCATCTTATTTCAGTTTGTTGAAAAACACGGCAAAGTACTGCATCCGATGCTTGAGGGAGGTAACAAAACCGTACACTTTATCCACGGAGCTGTTGGTGCTGAAGATCGTGAAGCAGTTAGGCACTTGGTTGAGTCAAGCAATAATAATATCATTCTCGCTAGTTATGGTACTTTCAGTACTGGTGTTAATATTAAGCGTTTGGATAATATCGTATTTGCAAGCCCTAGTAAATCGAAGATTCGAAACTTACAATCAATAGGTCGTGTACTACGTAAAAGTAAAGATAATACTAAAGCCACTCTATATGATATAGTCGATGATCTACAGTGGAAAAGTAGTAAGAACTTTGCAACAAAGCATTTTATGGAAAGAGTGAAAGTTTACAATGAAGAAGGTTTTGAGTTTCGTATATATAATGTTAACATAAAGGGAGATTAGATGCTTATTCATATCAAAATGAAATCGGGAGATGATCTTATCGCTACATTCTTAGCGAGTGATGAAAACGAAGTAACTATTGAAAATCCCATTCAAGTCAAGATACATCCTGTACACGGATTCTTTGCTAAAAGCTGGATGCTTCTTTCTGAGGCAAACAGCGTAGACCTGTCACTTAACGATATCACGTTTTGGGGACAAGCAAACGACAAAGCTATCGAATATTACGATACGTTTGCTGAACGACTCACAGAACTGAAGAGTCTTAGATCCCAACATCAAACCAGAGAAGATACAGTTGAGCAGATAGAAGAAGTTGAAGATATATTAGTTGCTTACCTAGAGTCTAAAGATTCTATAAAGCATTAGTGTTTTAACATTCGTATAACTCAATTATACACTATTCCTCAGCCATGTCAATACATTTTTCAATTATTTTTAGATAAAATTTTACTTGACAAACGAGGCTAAAAGGGTTATACTTGTACACAATAAGGAGTGAAATGCATGGCAAAGAGAAATTACGTTAACAATCCAGAGTTTCTGGAAGCTATCATAGCATACAAAAAGCTATGCAGTGAAGCAGAAGATTCTGGTGATAAAAGACCGCAGATACCCAACTACATAGGACAGTGTATCTATCAGATATCTACTAGGCTTGCATCTAAGCCTAACTTCTCAGGTTACTCATATAAAGATGAGATGATCAGTGATGGTTTGGAGAACGCAATACAGGCACTTGGTAACTTTGATCCTAACAAGTCCCATAATCCGTTTGCTTACTTCACTCAGATTATTTGGTACGCATTTCTGCGGAGAATTGAGAAAGAGAAGAAGCAACTGTATATCAAGCATAAGGTCACAGAGAATTCTGTTATGACTGGTACTGCTGTTGATCATGCAGAAGGGACTGTTGATACTAGTGGTGAACCTGCTTATATCGATTTGAATAATGACTACATGACCGACTTTGTTCGTGGATATGAAAAGAAGATGGAAGACAAGAAAAAAGCCCAGACCAAATCCAAGAAGGGCTTAGAGAAATTCATCGATGAGGATAAAACAAAAGAGGAAAAAGAATGAAGATTGCTATCCTAAATGATACACATTGGGGTGCGAGAAATGATAATGCCGCAATTGCTGAACATCAGATAAAGTTCTATCGGGAAGTTTTCTTCCCACATCTACGTGAAAATAATATCAAAACTATTTTTCACTTAGGCGATGTTACAGATCGGCGTAAGTATATTAATTTCGTTACTGCTAAGAACCTTGAAGATCATTTCATGAAAGTATGTGCTGACGAAGGCATTGAAATGTACATGATTGCTGGCAACCATGATACTTACTTTAAGAACACTAACGATGTAAACAGTCTTAGACAGTTGTATGGCAATACAAGTCATAAAAATCTACATCTATATTGGGAAAAGCCAGTTGAGTTAGAC